ATTCTATTATATATATTTAATTATTTACATTAAGAAATCTCCATTAATTTATCCTAAATTGTTTTTTACTATATATTTTAATATTTAGTAAAAAATACCGCCGATCCGTTTTGATCGGATGACCTGAGAGTTATGAGCCCTCCGCTCTGCCCCTGAGCTACAGCGGTTTAAGTTGTTTTTAATGTTGCATAATGCGTTGTCTAAATGACTAAAAGTGGGGATCAACAATTTCTAAAACCCCAGAAATAAAGGACTTACGAACTCTATGACAAAAGAATGTGGTCTGTTTCAACCCTAAAACTTTTTTAGAATATCCGCCTATAATTCTGGTGAGGGTTTTATAGTTTGGTGAGCCTAATAATTGAAGTATTGCTATATATAGCCTATTTTATACAATTAATAAAAGTCTTGTTTTTTGCCTCACCAGAATTACTCTCCCTCACCATTTTTTAAAAGTTCAATTTAATAGTAGGTTGAGGTCTAAAAGATAGTTCGACAGAGGTAGGCTTGGGGATTGGAATTTTGGGGATTCTGATTTTCATCTTATATATATAAAATAAGATAAAAAATATTTCCTAAATATTAATTTAATTTTTCTTTACATTGCCAGATGCTTTCTGAGACGACCGCCAGATTGTCCGCCTCCACTTGCACCGTCGCCAGAGATAAAGTTTTTAACGGATTCAGCCCGACCAGCCCATGGGGCGATTGAACTGCATAGAGATTTAAAACTATCTTCCCATGATCCACCGACGAGCCTTTCAACTTGGGACTTGGAAACAGAAGGCTGAGAAGAAACTGAGAGCACATCCGCACGAGAAAGAATAGCAGTATAAGTTTGTGACGTTCCTCTTTCAATTGTAAATACACCGCTGTTCATAGTAATAAGGACAATTTCATAAGCACCATTAGTAATGGGAGCAGATGTATTGTTCTTAAAATTAAGTTTGAACTGCAATTGGAACGCTCCGATTGAGGAAGGTGCATATATGTCGTCTAATTCTACATGACGACCCATCTCTAAACAAAGAACAGAACCGCATGTTGAGATTTGTTTATAACCAGCATCTGAACCTTGCTGAGCAGGTACGGGATTAGTAGGAACAAATGGAGTCTGGTTTCCAAGAGGTGCGAAGCCTTGAAATTCCGCCCATGTCTGATTTGAGCCTGATTCAACACTCATCCTCCAGAGATCCCATTGGGTTGCACCCGAGAGGAGACCCGCTTTATTGGAAAAATTAATGTTGATATTAGTAATAGGAAGGAAACTATCAGAGTCGAAGTTGGATTGAGTACCGAGAACCTTTCTAACACATACGATTAGTTTATCTGGCACAGAGTTCAACTGAATACTTTGAAAATTGACTTCACCACTATCAGCACCCGCTGCGATTGTGCCAGAGGTTGGAGTAATATAGCGGGGATACTCAGCATAAGGCACAACGTTGCGAGAACTGACTAGATCGCTGGGTTGACGAGTATAGAACTCCATAAGCAACCTACATGTACCTACACTTTGGAGAGTTACAGATGCGGTTTGACCTGCATAAAGTGCCTTATTAGCGAGACGAACAACCCTGTTTGCTTGACCCAGATTAAAGACGAAATTTAAAGTTTGCACACCGTACATTCCCTGATTGTTTGATTTAGGATCACACCAGATAAATGGACTGAGCATGAGAGGTTCTAAGGTTTTGAAAGTCACAAGAATAGTACGAGCAACGGGATCGGGAGCGGTCGCTGCCCCTTTTGGAAAGTTTCCAGTAACGCTTGTAATTTTAAAAGAACCACGAGGCTGGAAGTCTTGGTCGTTGCTGACATTGTTCCACGCTGCCAATGGATTATTATTAGTGCCGAGTGCTTCGTCATAGTTCAAATAGGAGTCATACATAGTGGGACAAGCATTATTGTATCGTGCAAGTTCTCTGCGATCATTAAATCGCATTAACTGGAACATAACATCTCGCATGTTAGTGCTTACGGTGTTATTATTAATAGTGGCTTGGATTGTATTGCACATAGAATGGAAGGGGAAAGGACCGAGTGCTGAGGCATAACCATAGTTAAAAAGAACCGAGCCATTGGGGGCTGCTGCGTCGAATGAAGCCTGAATCTGAACTGTGCATTCTACTTCAACCATAATTCTACGGGAGAATACTGTTGACTCACTTGGTAATTGCACATTCCAAGTGATACTGCTGGTGCTTTTAGAAATAGCGTCATATTGACTGGGGGTGACATTTTGTGCTCCTTTCAATACAGCATAACGAACCTTATCGGTGGTATTCAATACTGAATCTTGCACACATACCTTTTCAAAATCTGCGGATGACATTTGTTATATAATTATATGAGATAATATTTTTAAAAGATTTATATTATAATTAATTAAATCTTTTAAATCACTAAATAGAAAAATATTTATTATATATTATTTTTAATCTAAACCCTGCGATTTCTTCCTAAACATAATTTTAAGAGAACAATTACAATTATTCTGTAAAAGAAAATCATGATAAATTCCATAAATATCCTTCCATTGAACTGTAATTTGAATTGCACTAATTGGGGCGTTTCCATTTAAATCAATTAATCTATACTCTGCTGTTGGTAAATAAAGAACAGATGGGAAGTATTCATCTCCCCTAACCAAGTTGACCACTAAATCCGTGATTTCATTACTAATATTATCATTTTGACCGACGCTTACATTATTTAAAGTATTATCCCTAAAAATGGTTGGTATTCCGATCAATTGTGGAAGAACTGGAATTAAAGAAGTATTAAACACGAGAGATTGAATCGGCGACATTATTGCTCCTGTTGAATAGGGTTGTTCCATAAATAATCTATCACCAGTAGAGTTCAGATTTGTGCCATATTTATTAAATGCTTGAATAAACCAATTAGCCTCATTAGCGTCAAGTCCAACAATAGCAGGATCTAAATAGGTGGCTTTCAATATTGTTTCAAATGAACTAAATAAAGTATAAAGAGGATTATTGAAATATAAAAAAACTTTTTTAGGAATAGGAGGAGGCACTTGTTGTCCCGTTCCTGTTGGTGTTTGAGCCCATGAATATGGTGTCACATAAGGGAATGAAAGAGTAGCCTTATTAGTATCATTATTCCATAGCATATAAGGGAAATAGTTTAAACCCCCGCCAGAAATATCTGCTGGAAGAGATGCTTGATATGGCGGGACATTAATATTATTAAATAGTATAGTCCAACAATCCACTAGTGCAGTATTTATTAAACTAATAAAATATTGAAAAGATTGAATCCAATAATATGGAGATGTTGTTTTTACTAAATCAAGCGGGAATGTTGGTGGTAATGGCGTACCATTTAAACCTGTTTGAGTAAATGACTGCGGAATAAATATGACCCGCTTTTTTGCATAAACTGGCGGATTAATACCGTCATTATATTCCATTGATACAAAATAGGTTGTTTCATTAGGAAAGTCGAATGACCCGACACTAGTGTCTAAATTAATCTGAGGAAGAACAACTGGCATAGATCCAGCAGTATCTAAACTAAATCTAACAATACTTAAAAAATAGTCTTGTGGGTTCTCTAAAATAGGAGATGACCTCACTTCTGTAAATGTTAATCTATTAGATATATTTTGTGTTGCATTATTGGTTGCTGTTTGAAGTGTATTAACTACGTCGAGATCATAGTAAATCTGTGAAGGCTGATTAGACATTTTATTATATATATAATATAGATATTATTTTATACTTCTAAATATTATTTTCATATAAATTAATCTAAATATAGATTTTTACATTTTTATGCAACTTTTAGATTATTACTGTAAAATATATAAGAATTATTAGATTATTACACTATTATTTAGATTATTTTAGTAATAATTTATAAATTATTACTGTAATAGTATAATATAATTAGATTATTACAACAAAATATAATATAAACAGTAATAATATAAGTATAATTAGATTATTACAGTAAATATATAATAAAATAGTCTTTATTTAATTAAATAATAATTAAATAATGAATACTAAAAAATATTTTAAGCAGAGTTGACATTTACAACAGGAGCATTTGAACTAAGAACAACATATTTAACAGTTCCTGCATATAAAGCATCTGCACCAACAGCAGTGAAACCTGTACCAGCAGTAATAGCAACAGTAAAAACATGGTTAGTAAGTGCAGCAGCATAGGCAGCAGCACCCGCTGTTGAAGTAGCAAGTGTTAAAGATACAATTGAATCTGCCCTAATACCAGCACAAGGAACAGTGCAAGTTTGACCTGCTACGAAAGTTAAAAGACCGCTCTGAAGAACTGTGGTTGGATAGTTCACGAGCAACGGAGCATTAGAATAATCGGCTGAGGATGAAATAGACATTTGTTATATAATTATATGAGATAATAATTTTTATAAACTATATATATTTTTAATTATATCCTAAATATTTAAAATATAATTATTTGTTTTATATTTCCATATGATTATGGAACAAATCCGACACCTCCATTTGCACCCCCTACCATGATCCAATCTATATATCCGCTTTGTTGCCCTGTTGCGACCCATGATTGAGAAGAAAAACTTTCACATGTTATGGAGGTATAGCCAGTTAAATTATTAGTTGTTCTAAACTTGTTAGGAGCGTTTAAAGTAAATGTTGCAGGAGTATTGTTGAATTCAGTTCCAACGATAGTTAAAGTTCCGCTATAATTTCCTGCTCCTGTATCTATTAAATCAATGGTAGGATTTACTCCTTGAATATTTGATACTGAAAAAACAAATGTATATGTTGTTCCTGAAACTGCTTGAAATGTTCCTGCGACTGAAGGGAATGCAATTTGACTTGCGTTAATTATATTCCAAGCTGAAACCTGACTTGCGAATAAGGTTGTTGTTCCAGTTGCGTCGCATAAACTACAAGTTCCGTCATCTGAAAGTTGGTCTGGGATTTGTGCATTTGCTTGTATATATACATTTGCTGTAAATGAAGTAATAAGAATATCAGCAGGAGCAGTCCAAGTAAAAAAAGTTATATCAGTATTAAGAGCTGACACTTGAGTTCCTGCAGTAGATGGAGTGTTTTTTACCTGTTGATTAAAAACATGATATGTTCTATCTGCTGTAAGAATACATGTAGAGTTTGAAGTTGGTGGTGGTTGTATTACTAATGGGACATTATCAACACTATTTCTGTAAACTATTGTTCCAACATTAGCAGGGGCGTTTATCCATGTAGGAACTGGAGGATTTCCCGCCATACCTAAAATATCACCAGCAAC